TTACATCGTAATTTGAACCAGAATTGAGAATGCTAATATTTTCAATGGGACCATAATAAATTTTGTCATCAGACTTATAATTTATAATTTCTACTCCATTAACAAGAATACCTAAAGATCCAACTTCAGTTTCATCTGATTTTAAATTATTAATATTTTTTTCTGCAGGAAATTTTCTAAGAATTTTTTGAGCGCCAATTATTAGATCTTTTTGAGGTGATAAAGTAAATCTATGGTATCCAGTGGAGGTTGTAGGTATTGTAAATTCTAGATATTCGTCAGTTTGAATAAAAGATCTAGAAGAATAGAGTTTTATTTGATTACCAGATCCAATAACTTTTACATAATATATTCCTTCAGTTAAACCACCTAAAAAATTATTTTCAGCTTGATAATAAACACTATCACCTGTTAAAAATTTAACGTTTGATGGGAAAGAAATTATAGAGTACTTTTGTGTGGTAGAGTCAAATCCTTGAATTGTTGATCCCGATATTGCACTACTGATTTCACTGTAAATTAAATTTTTTGTAATTTGATATGATGGTAGGGAATTAGATGCAACGTAATAGTAATTATCACCATCATTATACGTATTTTGTACATCGGCAAAAATTTTATCATTACCACCATCAATGGAAATTGTTGAACTAGAAGCCGTTTTTATATTTCTCCTTAGATCATATTCTAAGCCAGCAATCGGAGCAAATGCACCAAGATTATTTAAAATAACTTGTTTTAATGTATTATTAATACTTGATACTGTTGCATTGGAAGCAACTATGGTTTGTGACTTACTACGAAGAATATCAACAGAATCTCCAACTTTTAATGAAGACCTGTCAATATTAGTTTTTAAAGTGAATGTTGATCCACTAATAGACTCTATAGAATAACGTGAACTAGTATTGTATATCCAAGAATTGAAAAACTTTTGTTTGTGAGTTTTTTCTTCTGCTGGATTTTCTATTTTTTCTCCAACATTCTTAACGTAAATTTTTTCGCCTTCAACAACAGATTTTACGTCAGAGATTGTTCTAAATGAAGATAAAGAACCTGTAATTCTAAATTCTGCTTTTTTAGTTGTATCACCGTTCTCATAACCATAGTATGTGTCATCAGATCTAATATTTGATGCGATTGGAATCTCAGTTTCGACACCAACACACCCAAAAAACTGATTTATACTTTTATCCGAATATGTGATTACATTGCTATTAGATATAAGAGTTCCAGTTTGACCAAATCCAATGGTTGAGTCAACTATAATTGTTGAAGAACCTACAGATACAGTGTTTAAAACTTTTGTATTTGGTGTAATTGTAAAAGTACCATTTATTAAGTCATCCTCATTGTACCCAACAAACAAACCCATTTTATAATAAGTTTGGGCATAACCTACTTTTTGACTTCTAGTAAATATTTCTACTTCAGATACAGAAGCATTGGTAGCAGGATCATCTTTTTTTCTAGTTATAGTTTGCCCAACTAAATTATTTGGATCACCAGAAATTGGCTCAATAACTATAACTTCTCTTCTTAAGAATTCGGCAGAAGATGGTTTTATTAAAAATTGCTCTAAATCTACTACTTTTGGATTGACACCAAATAAGACATTAAAAAGAATTCTAAATGATTCTTCAGTCCCCTTTGCTTCATAAAAAGTTCTAGCTTCTTTTATAAAATTACCAACATTCAAGTTAGAAACAAAATCAACATCCTCTAAACCTGGAGTTAAGGAAAATTTAATTTTTTTATAGAATTCTTTTAAAAATAATGAACTGAGATTTTCAACTCTTGTACCAGATGTATGAGAATCGCTAACAGTAGAAGAGAATTGTAATTCTTGAGGATTGATTGACGAATGATAAGTTGTAATACCACTAAATCCTCTAATACATCCAGTGAAAGTATTGGTTGTTATTCCAGTATATGTGATAATTTCATCATCAATCTTTAAAAGACCATATTGTACCGGAAATCCTTTTGTAGAACTTACTTGAATAGTTTCATCTGACTCTGATATAGTATTATTCAGAGAAGTAAATCCAACTACTACCTCTGGGGTTAAGTTATCTACTTTTAAATACTGATCCAGATTTTCTGATATATCTGCAGGACCACCTTGATATTCCTGGGAAATGTAATATTGTTTTAAAAAATCAACCGCCTTAGGACTTTCAGATAATATAAACTCAGGGAGCTGATTCTCAATGATCTGCTGAACCTTAACTCTCGTTTCAAAACCCGTTGTGATCATATTATCCTCTTGTTAATTCTCCGTTTGTATAGCTTGAAGTAACCTTAAATCCAACTCCAGATACTTGTTCGCCAGAAGTAATAGTATCTCTTACCATATTTATTGAACTATTTTGAATAGCAAAATTTAAATAAAGATCCTTCAAACCTATTACGTCATTTGATTCTGGGAATGCTTGTACTTCAATAATGTTGTTTGGTTTTACTGTAGAAGTTATGTTTATTGTTGTTAAATTTATTTCTCCTTTTACATAATCTACTGTACCAGCAGATTTAATAACAACAACGTTCTTATTATTTGCGATGTCTTTTTTGACAACTGTCATCACCCCAGTTAATCCATCATCATTTGGAGTATCTGATAGATAAACAGTATCATTAACACCAGAAATAGTAAATCCGGTACTCTTTATATTCATTCCTTTAGGATCAACATGAAATCTATTACCAAAACACAATTCATATTGTGCAAAATCATTTATTAATGCTTTTAGATTTCTTCTAATTTTAACTTTAGTAATATTTGAGGTTATTGAACTATCAATATTGTCAATCACACTTAAAACTTTGCTATACTTAAATCTTCCACCAAATTTATTAATATCACGTGAATCTGCGTAAGTTTGTAAACCATTAGTGACTCTCGTTTTTAAATCTTCAATATTAGTAACTTGGGATGCATTATAATAAACATAAGATTCAAGTTCTACATAAAGTATCTTAAGATCTAGAATCTTTTGATTTATTCCAGAGAGAGAATAATTTTTTAGTTTAGAAAGAATTTGCTGCTTATCAAAATCAGAAACATATTCTCCATTTTTTGGTTTTATAGTTATTAAAACCGTTCCAAATTGTGGTGGATCTAATTCTTCCCCACCAACTACTGAAACAGTCTCTGTGTTGGGATATATTTGTTGAATAATAGTTTGATAATCACGCGCTGTAACCGCCCTGTATTGCGATTCATACAATCTTGGAGCAAAGTACTTGACAGAATCAATTGATTCAATGTCACCGCCGTTAGATGCCGCAGAAACAGTTGTTATTGATGGTGTAGATGATGGAACAACTATTTCATCTGATGATCCTCTAAGTCTACCTGAAAAAGAAAATGAAGATGGTCCATTACCTTCTTTTCCATCAGTAACAATATAAGTTGCTGTAATAACAGCACCATTTTCTAACTTTTTACCAAAAATACCATCACCAAAGAGAAGTTCGTATTTCTCATCCTGTACTTCTTGTATTAAATACGTTTCAGATGTTGAATTAACATTTAAAATGTTATCAATTTTCTGATATTCTCTTCCAAAACCAGTATCTGCAATTCCTTTTACATAGATAACAATTGTTGAAGAATCGATATATGAATTATCGAGTAAGAATCTTTGATCTAGTGATCCATCAACAACAAATTGTTTGCTTAAAAATGTCCCTTGATAGACACTTATTGGTTCTGCAGATGTTCCAAAAGTAGCAACACCATTAGTAACAATTGTTGTTATATTTTCTGGGATAGAAAAAGTATATGAAGTATCATTGACGCTTCCTACACACACTAGACCCGCCTGTAAGGTGAGTGTAGGACTTGTTGTATTGGTTTGTATGTTAAAAGAAATAGATGCCTTAGCGGCGGTCCTAGAGCGAGGTACGTAACCAATATTTCTCGCTAAAGAAACCACATTTTCGCGGAGAGTTGCAGAATCCAAAAAGGATTCGTTCACAATCATGTTTGAGTTAAATGCTGTAATATAAGTATTATATGCTAACGTATCGATTAAGACTGAAAAATTAGATCCCTCAAAATCAAAATCCGTGAACGTAGAGTTGGCACGGAGATAATCTTTGATGGAATCTCTGATTTGATCAAAGTCTAAATTAGAAAACTTAGTAAAAGGCATTTTATCTTGTTGCCTCTAATATGAATGTGAACTCCTGGGTCGGAAACTCTTGTCCAACAATATCAAATATAATTGTTGCTTCAAACTCATTGGTGTCAGGACTTGGAATAACCTCAACCTGAACATTTTCAACTCTTGGTTCGAAGTTTTCTATAGTAATTTCGATTTGCCTCTGAATAACAGAAGCAGTACCAAAATCAACAAATTCAAACAAACTTGAACGAACTTCTGATCCTAAAAGAGAGTTAAAAAACCTTTCCGTTGGAATGGTTTCTACTAAATTCCTTACGGATCTTTTAATTGCGTTTTCATTTTTAAGAATCGTTAGATCCTTTGTCACCGGATGGGGATCAAAGGATAAACTAATATCTTTAAATGATCTA